CGGAGGTGAAGTGGGGCATCGACAGATTGCCGCTGCTGGTTGAGGCGGATTTGCGGGACCGGTTCTGGGCGCAGATGGATGTGCTGAACAAGGCGATAGATAAGGGCAGCGGTGTCGAGGTAGAGGAAGCGGTTGCCAGCACGATACGCGGCGTCGAAGCTCTAGAGCGCAGGGCGATAGAGTTGGGCGCCGAACCCGTCAGCGGTGAGGTGTGGGAAGAGACGACGCCGAAGGGTGCTGTCGTGGCGGTGTGCCGGGACAGGGCGGAGATCGCCAAGATACGAGACAGCGGCAGGATTGATCGTGTCTATGCGATGAGCGAGATCGCGGCTATCGTGGAGGCGTTTGAGGAAGGCAAGGCGGGCGAGACGACGAAAAAGGTGAAGTCGCTGTTCGAGGGTGCTACAATCGAGAGCGTCAAGAAGAAAAGCAAGGAAGAGATCATCGCCGAGCTAAATGACGAGATACCGTTTTGACTACGAAGGATTTGAACATCATCTATACCAACGAGGAGTATCAACTCCTCGGCAATCATGCGTGGATAGATGTGCATACGTTGACGGTACACATCATGCGGGTAAAAGATGGTGTGAGGGTCGAAGTGTATCCAGCCGCGCATGACGGCGTGAGCAAGCCGCTGGCAGAGTGTAAGGCAAGGTGGGAAGAGCCTGCGCCTGAGAGCAGCACAAAGGTAGTGAGGCGCTATGTTAAGTAAGGGCGACGGACTATTCGCGAAGTGGCTGGCAATGGGGTGCTGCCCCAGATGCCAGATGGACACATTAAATGATCACGAGCAGGGCCAAAGGTGTAGCTGCTGTGGAATTATTATCGGGAGACATCATGAAGAAGTTAGAAGCGTTAGAGGCAGCAATCCACGCCGTGGAGGCTCGTGGCGAGAGCTATGGCGACGTGAGGGAGAACCACGAGCGGATAGCGGCGCTGTGGTCGGTGGTGTTTGGCAAGGCGGTAACGCCAGAGCAGGTTGTGCTTGCTATGACCTGTGTGAAGGTGGCACGGCTGATGGAAACGCCGGAGCATGAAGATAGCTGGGTCGATATCGCCGGCTATGGCGCATGTGGGGCGGAGGTAGCTACGGATGGCTGATGTCGTGGACCTTGACGCGCAGGAGCGTGACTATGTGCGCTTCTTCCGCAACTACGTCGAATGCGAGTGGTGCGGGATGTCAACGCGCGGCAGGGTCTACGAAGAGACGCAGACGATTGTGTGCAGCGCCTGTCGAAAGCCGCTGCTGGAGATTGATGAGCATACGAGCTTTGTGCTGACGCTGGAGGAAGATTAATGGCAAGGCCGAAAATATCTGAAGATGTATGGGCCGAGTTTCTGGAGCGGCTGACGAATGGCAGCACGATCACGTCCATCGTTAAGGACAAGTCGATGCCAAGCTGGACATCGATATCGAGAAAGCTGGCAGCCGAGCCGGAGTTTGAGCGGCAGTATCGGCTGGCGTTAGAGTTTAGGGGCATGTTGCTGCAAGAGGAGCTAGAGGACATCAAGCGGGACGCTAGGATGGGTATGGGCGACGCTCACGGCTTGAGGCTGGCAGCAGATATAACGAAGTGGCAGGTGGCTCGCATGACACCAAAAATCTATGGCGACAGGCAGCAGCTTGAGGTGAAGCCGGCACAGGGTGGGTCGTACCTTGAGGCGCTAACGAAGGTCAACGCGCCTGAGCCTGTGACGCTGATAGAAGAGCGAGACACACAATCGGAAGAAGTACGCGCGCGCGGTCAGACCGCTCAGAATGAGTGTCCTGATAGCGACATAATATAGGACCGTAAACGGACTATGTGTAAGTCATTGAAATCATTGAACCGCGATCTTCCATAATGAACGTTATGCGACATTTAGCAGGAAATTAACCAGATTTCGGTTGACCCCCCCGTCTCGCACACGCGGGCGGGCGGTGTAAAAATATATACCCCTCACCCACCCCCCCCCGTTATCGGAGAAACCGCAATGCCACCATCCGCCGCCGAAAATAACGACCTTGTGTCGATGATCGCGCAGTTTCGCGACGACCCGCGTTTTTTCGTGCAGTCCGTCCTCGGCGCAACGCCGCAGAAGTGGCAGGCCGAGGCGCTCGACGCGATTGCGGCGCATGATCGATTGGCCGTCAAATCCGGTCACGGCGTCGGAAAAACCGCATTTCAGTCGTGGGTCGTGTTGTGGTGGCTGCTGACGCATTATCCTTGCAAAGTCGCCGTAACCGCCAACAGCGCGCACCAGCTAAGTGACGTTTTGTGGACCGAGATTGACCGCTGGGCGCGCAATATGCCGCCCGCGTTTAAGGATTTGCTTGAGTTTAAGTCCGACAAAATCGCGCTCAAGGGTGCGCCGGACAGTTTCGCTGTCGCGCGGACGAGCCGCAGAGAGAACCCGGAGAGCTTGGCCGGATTTCACTCGCCGTGGATGTTGTTTTGCATCGAAGAGGCGTCGGGTATCCCCAACGTGATTTTTGAGACGGCATCGGGTGCGCTATCCACCCCCGGCGCGAAGATTATGATGTGTGGGAACCCGACCCGCTCGGATGGGTATTTTTACGATGCGTTTCATAATGACCGCGAGAAGTGGCACTGCATGACTGTGTCGTGTGAGGATGGTGAGTATGTCGATCCGAAATTTATCTCGGATATGGCGGATAAATACGGTGAGAATAGCAACGTATTTAGGGTGCGCGTTTTGGGCGAATTCCCGACGCAGTCGGATGACGTGCTATTGCCGCTGCATTTGGTGGAGGATGCGACGCGGCGGGATGTAGAGGCCGGCCCCACCACCCCCGTTGTGTGGGGGTTGGACGTGGCGCGCTTCGGATCGGATCGATCGGCGCTGGCGAAACGTCAAGGCAATGTCTTAGTTGAGCCGATCAAAACGTGGCAGAATAAGGACTTGATGGAGTTGGCCGGCATCGTGTTGGCGGAGTATGACGCGGTGCCGTATTCGATGCGCCCGCAGGCGATTTACATTGACGCGATTGGTTTGGGCGCGGGTCTCGCGGATCGGCTGCGTGAGTTGGACCTGCCGGCCGTAGCGGTAGCGGTATCCGAGACGGCGTCGCTGAAGGATCGCTTTAATCGGCTGCGCGATGAATTGTTTTGGTCTGCGCGCGAGTGGTTTGAGGCGCGGGACTGTTACATGCCGGAGGATGACACGCTGATCGCGGAGTTGACGGGGATCAGGTATAAGTATTTGAGCAGCGGCAAGCTGAAAATCGAAAGTAAAGACGAAATGAAGAAACGCGGCCAAAGATCGCCCGATACGGCTGATGCTTTTGTGTTGACTTTTGCTGGTCAGGGTGCGGTTGCCGGAGGCTACTCAAGGGGTTACAATAGCAACCGCGTAGTCAAGCCAAAAACAAGCTGGGTAGTGTGATGGCCGTCAACCCTCAATATTATGGGGCATATCAACAGGGGTTGCTTGACGAGGGTGTTGACCCGTCTGCCGGCCTATACGGAACCGCTGCAACGGGTCTACTTTTTGCGCCCGGAGCCGGCTTGACGGATATGGCGGGCTATGCGCCGGACCCTATGCAGCCCGGCGCGTATCTGCCGAGCTTTACCGAGAATATAGGTGAGGGGCAGTATCTCGACGCCGGTTTGCAGCTTCTGGGCGGTGCCGGTGACTTGATGATGGCCGGTGGCACGGTATTCCCGCCTTTAGCGGCTGCTGGCGCTGCTATGAAGGCTCCGCGTGCCGCTAGGGTGGCGGCTAGGTCTGAAGATTTGCTTTCAGAAGCTGAGGCGGCTTCTGACGCCGTTGAGAGCATGCCCCTGTTCCAACAGATCGGCAAGCGCCCTATGTCTCGGTCCTTGCCTCCGGCCGAGGCGGCCCTATATGAGGCTGGCGCGGCTATGCAGTTGCCGCGCGCTAGTGGTGAAGGACTTTTGCTCCCCCAGCGCGCCTATGATCTTGGTGCGGCTCAGGCCCGCGTGCTTGATGAGGGTCTGGCGGTTGACCCCGGATTTCAAAATATCGCTGCGCCGTTTATTCCTGCGGAGCAGACCGACACGATAATCCGCAATCTCGGCACGCTTATGCCAAGCGCCACAGTTGATCTTCAGGGTCTAATTGGTCAGACGGCGAAGTTGATGCCCGGCGACATGACAATGGCCGGCAAAGAAATCACCCACGTTATGGGCGTAAAGCTCAAGAACCCTGTCAGGATGCGCGGCGGAAAGGATTTTTCCGCTGAAGAGCTATCGCGCGAGTTGGGGCTGGTTTGGGCGTCTGACCCCGCCGTGATCTCTGGATATGCGAAACAGGCCCGTGACAATCCGGGCCTTTTGGGTATTTACAGCGCTATGGGTGCAAGGTCCGGCGACTTCTCGCATCATGTGGCGGATGTTGTCGTCGATATGACGAAACAAGCCGATTGGATACCGAAGTCGGAGATTAAGCGCTTCGATGACGAAATGCGTAAATTTACGGTTACGACAGAGCGCCCTGACGGCACGAAAGTGTCGAGCCAGCCGTTCGAGGACTTCCCCGGCATTTTGAGCGATGAGGTTGAGGCATATATCTACAGCCCCGGCAAGGGTGGTGCGCGCAAGGCGATTGCTGACATTATGGAAAAGGCCAGCTATCGCAAGAAGGGCTTCCCTGATCTGTCTGTCATCCGCACTGTTGTCTCCGATCCAGAGATGGCCTATCGGGTCAACGACCCATCGGCGATGATGGCCCCCACTGGTGGACGCATTGTCCGGTTTGACGAAGACCCGATGACCCCGATTGGCGGTGAGGGCAATGTTCCCGTGTTTCACAAAACATATCGTCAGGGCATAAGTGGCGAGGATTTGGGTATGCTTGAAATGCCGGTGCCGCGCAGCTTAATATTCCCAGAGTTTTTTGCTAATCGCCGCGCTGCTGAAAAAGCGATGTCGTCTGACCGTCGTAGCGCCGAGATTAGTAATGTGTTGCAAACGATCACGCCTGAGATCGCCGACGATGTGGACAGGTTCACAGAGATGTATCGTCGCGGACTGCTAGGAGATGTATTCTAATGGCCCCACGCGCCCCTAAAGACCCCCGTCTAGCGCGAGCCGGCGTTAGCGGTTACAATAAGCCGAAGCGCACCCCGAACCACCCCACAAAATCGCATGTGGTTGTGGCGAAGGATGGCGATCAGGTTAAGTTGATCCGCTTCGGCCAGCAGGGCGTCAAGGGAGCGGGAAAGAAACCGAAGACCAAGGCAGAGAAAGCTCGGCGGGCGTCGTATTATGCAAGGCACAACGCGCAAGACCCGAACCCGGACAAGCTCTCGGCCCGTTACTGGAGCCACCGCACTAAGTGGTAGCAACCCGATGGCGCAGGCGCTTCGGGAATTGAGACAGCAGATTGTGAAGCCGCGCAAGGGGCGTGGCTCTTATTCAAGGAAGGACAGACACGATGGGATACGGTAAAGGCAAGGGCATGAAGGGCGGCAAAAAGGGCGGCAAAGGCGGCAAAGTCGCAAACGAAGTGCTTGGAAAGTATTACGCGTGATGGCTAAGGGCGTCGCACATTATTTTCGTGATGGTACCCGGCACCGTGGCGGCTCGCACAAGATGCCGAATGGCGAGTTGCACAGCGGCGCTCGCCACACTGCGTCGAGCAAGCGGCTGTTTCACTTCGGGCAGCTATCTGACGCCGCCAAGAAAAAGGCAAGAAAGAGAGCCTGATGGCGCGTCGCTTCCCCACCGTCCCAAGGGACAAGAAGACCGGCTTGCCGAAAAAGTACGTTGAAGGCTCTCGGTCTCGCTCGGCTAAGGCGAAGGAGATCAAGCGCACCGCTAAGGCGTATAAGGAAGGCCGCAACATCGACGTGAAGAAAGTCAGCGCTTCGCGCGCCGCACAGGCGAAGAGGAAAAAGAAACGTGGCAAAAGCTAAACCACTTTCCGAGGCGACGAAAAAGACGCTTCGTGAAAAAGCCAAGAAAGCGAATATGACTTATGGAGAGCTTGCAAAAGTTTATCGCCGAGGCCAAGGCGCGTATCTGTCATCGGGTTCGCGCAACGTACCTATGGCTGCTTGGTCTATGGGGCGGGTAAATTCATATATCAGGGGTGACAAGGCCCGCACCGCTGATAAGGACATCTACAAAGCCGCTCGCGGCAGGAGCAATAGAGCATAATGAGTAAAGAGCCAAATTTTGACGTGATGTCGCCAAAAGAGCGGCGGCAGTGGGAAGCTGAGAACGGGAAGAAGATTGTTCTTGACGCTGGCCCGACGCGGACGCAGAAGCTACGCAATGTCAATACCAGCAAGGGCAATGTCCTGATGAAGGGTGACCAGCCTGTCGCTGCCGCCCCTAAGAAGGCCGCCAAGAAAAAGGCAAAGTAAATGGATGAGATGGACGACGTACAACTTGGGTCGATTGTCAGCGGTGAGATCACTGACGCGCTGAACCACTTCGACAGCGAGTACACGACTGACCGCCTCCGGGCGCTCGACTTTTATCTGGGCGAGCCGCTCGGCAACGAGGTCGAGGGTCGATCTTCCGTCGTCGCAACCGAGGTCGCCGATACAGTCGAGGCGATCATGCCGAACCTGATGCGCGTATTCACGGCGAATGACAAATATGTGCGCTTTTCCCCGCGCAC